GAAAACTCTCTTGCTTTTTCTACATATCAGTGTATAATAGTAAAACTTACTTAGGAGAATCAAATGTCAGACCGCGTATTCACAGCAGACCAAACAAATAAACTCACACAAATTATCAATGAAGGGATCACAGTCATGTCCGAAATTGAAACTTTAACCGGCGGTCTCAATGACACAGTCAAAGCCGTTGCAGAAGAATTAGAAATCAAACCAAGCATTTTGAAGAAAGCTATCAAACTAGCACACAAATCTGAATTTGGTCGTGAGCAACAAGATCATGAATTGCTTGAACAAATTTTAGTACAGGTTGGCAAAACACTTTAATGCAGGAACAAGCTCTAGTATACATTCCAAAAAAATTTACTAGAAAAAGCTGGCTGGGCAAATACTGTTTAAGTCCCTTTGTCATGATCCAGGTCGGAGTAGATGGTAGTGTACGACTGTGTGGGTGCGATACTTGGCAACCGACTACAGTGGGTAATATTCTCACTGATAGTCTTCAAAATATTCTAGCCACACAGTTATCCGCCGACGTTAGACAAAGCATTATTGATGGTACCTACGAGTATTGCAATGAAAACTTCTGCGGAGTAATACAAAACAATGGCTTAAACACCATTGATACTGTGCCGCCCAACGTCAAAGAATTATTACGTGACAGTAGCCAATTTGTTATGCCGTATGAAATTAGTTTTCATGGGGACATGATTTGTAATCTCAGTTGTCCTAGTTGCAGAAAGCAAGTTATCAAACCTGCACAGGATGAACTAGCACGTTACGAAGAAATTGGCGACCGTATGTACAATAATTTGTTTGGTCAGCCCACAGATCAACGCATACATGTCATGCTCAGTGGCACAGGCGAAGTATTTGCCAGTCCCATGCTGTTAAGATTCCTACAAAAGTTTGACCTAGCAGACTTTCCAAACTTGGCATTGAGTCTTAACACCAACGGCTTGTTAGCCGAACGCAGTTGGCCGCGTATTCAGCACATTGAATCAGCCGTGAAGAAAATCACAGTCAGCATCGATGCTGTTACTGCTGACACCTATGAACGATTACGTCGTGGCGGTGCATGGCGTGACCTAGAAGATTCAATGACGTTTATTCAAGCAAAGTGTCAAGCCATTGGAGCAAAGTTACACACTCGTATGATTATACAACAAGCAAATTACAAAGAAGCTGTGGAGTTTTATTATTGGTGCCGTGCTCGTGATGTTGACTGTGTGGAGTATTCGCAGGTCACTAACTGGGGCACATGGACCGCAGAAGAGTTTGCCCACGAAAATGTATTTGAATCCGCACATTCAGAACGAGCCAACGCACTGGCTGTTATTGCTGAATTAAGAACATTTAACAATGTATGGTTTGAAGGGGCTTTTGTTTAATGTCGCAGGCCGTATTTACATTTACCCATCCAACAAGTGGATACGTCGAAGAGATCCGTGTAGACTTACTTGATTGGCCTGGAGCGCGAGCGTGGATGTTTGCAGTGTACTTAAATTCTTGTGAACGGAAGATTTATAGTTTACGCAATTTATATCAACCCCCAGTCTGGGATAAGCTAGCACCAATATATGAAACATTGTTAACCACAGTTAATGATCTTCAAAAAACAACATATCCGTACCAATTTCCGATGCCATCTACCGTCGATAGAGTCGATCAAGCGTTCCTTAATCACCTGCACAGACATTTTACAGAAAGTTCATTGCATCTGTGGAGCCCAACTACAATTGACTACCGGACAGATAAACACAGCATCAACCGTATATTACAACAGCTTAATTCTATAATACATACGCTGGAGTATTATATGATTACTAAACAAAAACAACAGTGGAATAATTCTATTAGTGAGTTATGGCTAGAGGCCGCAGGCGATCAACAAAGTTTTTATATAGACCCTTATAGATGGAATCATCATGGATTTGAACATGCTGACTTGGTATTAGATGCGCACATCTTAGGAAAGACCTTGATTGAAAGTTACTATTGTGGTGATGATCCTACTCATTGGGACACTATGGGCCATAATCACACTAGTGGTGGATGTATGATGCTGTTAAACGATACTCGTAGTAGAATTTATGCTAGTGAAGAATTCAAAACCTGGTTAAGGAATCACAATACCAATTACGATCGTGTGTTTGGTGATTGGCCGTTAGGAACATTTGTTGAGGGCTATCGAGAACGAGCAATTAAATTGTTCAACACTCCTGATATTTCTAGTTACTCTTGTACGATAGAGATTGCTTTTTAAATTAAAACAGTGTAAAATAAGATATATAAAAATGAGTCGCTCACGTTACGAGCATGTAGAATGGCGAACCAGCCATAAGTGGAGAAAAATTTGAGTTATATTGATGCATTATTTGATCGTGAACACGATCGTATTCATGTGGTTGAGCGTAGAGATGGCAAACGATGCTATCAAGAATATCCTGCCAACTATGTTTTTTATTACGAGGATGGTCGTGGCAAATTTCAAAGCATATTTGGCACGCCAGTAAGTCGATTCAGCACACGCAACAACAAAGAGTTTCGCAAGGAAATTCGCATACAGTCGGGCAAGCAATTATACGAATCGGATATCAATCCTGTGTTCCGTTGCTTAGAGGACAACTACAAAGGTCAAGACGGGCCTCGATTACAAACAGCATTTTTTGACATTGAGGTTGACTTTGATCCAGAACGCGGATTTAGTCGACCCGAAGATCCATTTAATCCAATTACCGCTATATCAGTTTACTTAGATTGGTTGGACCAGCTGGTCACCTTGGTGGTTCCTCCCAAACACATGAGTCGAGAAACTGCTCAAGAGATTTGCAATGAATTTCAAAACACTATCTTGTGTGAGCGTGAAGAAGATATGTTGGCAACTTTTTTAGATCTAATTGAGGATGCTGATGCACTGTCGGGATGGAACAGTGAAGGCTTTGATATTCCGTACACTGTTAATCGTGTAACTCGTACATTGAGTAAAAATGATACCAGAAGATTCTGTTTATGGAATCAATTTCCTAAACCGCGTACATTCGAACGCTTCGGTGCAGAAAATCAAACATATGACTTGATCGGTCGTGTGCATATGGACTATATGCAACTGTATCGCAAGTACACATATGAAGAACGTCATAGTTATAGCCTGGATGCTATTCTTGAATACGAAGGCCTAGAAGGCAAGACCAAGTTTGAAGGAACTCTAGACCAGTTATACAATCAAAACTTTAAAACATTTATTGAGTATAATCGACAAGACGTTAACGGACTGGCGCAGTTAGATAAGAAACTAAAGTTCTTGGATCTAGCTAACACCTTGGCACATGAGAATACTGTGTTGTTACAAACCACAATGGGCGCTGTAGCTGTAACTGAACAGGCCATTATCAATGAAGCACATGAACGTGGCATGGTTGTACCTAACCGCAAGGAACGCTATTCGGATGAGGATACACAGGCCGCAGGTGCGTATGTTGCGTTTCCAAAGAAAGGCATTCATGAGTATGTAGGTAGTATAGATATTAACAGTTTGTATCCAAGTGCGATTCGTGCCTTGAACATGGGTCCAGAGACCATTGTAGGACAACTTAGGCCCGTGATGACTGATCGTTATATTGCCGATAAGATGCGTAGTGGTAGTAGTTTTGCAGCTGCCTGGGAGGGCTTGTTTGGCAGTCTTGAATACGAAGCAGTGATGGCCTTGGAAAAAGGCACAGAGATCACCGTTGATTGGAAGGATGGCGAAGAGAGTGTACACAGCGCTGCCGAAGTATGGCACATGATATTTGATAGTAATCAGCCCTGGATGATCACAGCCAATGGAACTATCTTTACCTATGAGAAAGAGGCCATCATACCTGGATTGCTCAAACGCTGGTATGCCGAACGTAAAGAAATGCAGGCCAAACTAAAGGAGTGTAAAAATGCCGAAGATGAAGAATACTGGGACAAACGTCAACTTGTTAAGAAAATTAACCTCAACAGTCTCTATGGTGCTATTCTTAATCCTGGTTGTCGTTTCTTTGATAAGCGTATTGGTCAATCCACAACTCTTACTGGTCGTGCAATTGCCAAGCATATGGATGCGTATGTAAACGAGTGTATCACCGGCAAGTATGACCACGTGGGCGAAAGTATCATTTATGGTGACACAGATTCGTGTTACTTTACCGCATGGCCAGCTGTAAAAGAATCAGTTGAGAAGGGTGAAATGACCTGGACCAAAGATACTGCTGTTCAGTTGTACAATTCAATTGCTGATCAAGTTAATGATAGTTTTCCTGGATTCATGGAGCAGGCATTTCATGTGCCGCGTGATATGGGCGAGGTAATCCGAGGTGGTCGCGAAATTGTTGCCAGCAAAGGTTTGTTTATTACTAAGAAGCGGTATGCAGTTTTAGTGTATGACAAGGAAAACAAGCGTGTGGACACGCATGGTGAACCTGGCAAAGTTAAGGCCATGGGCTTGGACTTGAAGCGCAGTGATACACCCAAAGTAATTCAAGACTTTTTAAGTGAAATACTAAACGAAGTGCTTACAGGTGCAACACGTGAGCAAGTTATTGAAAAGATTCGCGAGTTCAAGTACATTTTTAAAGAGCGTCCAGGTTGGGAGAAAGGCAGTCCCAAGCGTGTAAACAACTTGACCAAGTATGGCAAGGAAGAAGAACGCCTGGGTAAAGCCAACATGCCCGGGCACGTTCGTGCTGCACTTAACTGGAACAACCTGCGTCGTATGAACGGAGACAAATATAGTTTACAAATCGTTGACGGTATGAAAACCATTGTGTGTAAGTTAAAACAGAATCCTTTGGGTTGGACCAGTATTGGCTATCCCACAGATGAATTGCATTTACCGCAGTGGTTCAAAGACTTGCCGTTTGATGACAGTGAAATGGAAGCCACAGTAGTTGATCAAAAGATTGACAACTTGTTAAGTGTACTGGATTGGGACTTGAAATCAGCCACCAACACAGAAAATACATTCCAAAGTTTATTTGAGTGGTAATATGAAACTAAGTGAACTAGTACATTTTCGTGCTCAATTGCAAGCCCACAGTGCGTTGCAAATAGCTCGTGTTGCCAATGCTGAATTAGATAAAATTCAATACACAATCAATTCACAATCATTTCAAATTGGGCAACATTGTCAACTGCTAGAAGATCAACGCAAAAACATCGAACAAACATTTGCCGATTATGATATGCAACTGCACAAACTCAAAGAAGAATTAGATGCAATGATACAGTTGGCAGAACCAACTTGGTTCCAAGAAAGTTATCGATTATACGAAGAAGAAATGTTGCACGAAACTCCCGAGTATGTCCTTAATAGACGTTTGCCAGCAACACCAGAGACTAGCGTAACTTTACGAGCTAGATTGATGAATTACACAAATTGGCAACTCCCTGGAATAATTATTCGTCCCGGAATGGAAAGTTTTGTTGATGATATGGTATCGTATGATCCATTATACTTGGTTGACAATGATTATGAATTACTAAAGCCAGCAGTAGAAAAGTTCCCAGAAGCTTATCAGCGTAGACTTAGACAATATATTATTAACGAACAGGATGAGCATATATTGAACAAAATTCCACCAAATCAATTTGGTATGTGTCTTGTGTATAACTTTCTTAATTTCAAACCATTGGAAGTAATACGTAGATATCTAACTGAAATTTACGACATACTTAGACCTGGTGGGATTTGTATCTTAACATTCAATGACTGTGATCGATCCATTGCAATTGGATTGGTTGAACAGCATTTTGCCTGCTACACTCCAGGCTATCTAGTTTATGACCTAGCTCGCAGTTTAGGTTATGAAATCATCTTCACCTGGAACAACGGTGAAGCCAGTACTTGGTTAGAATTACGCAAACCAGGTGAGTTATACAGCCTGCGTGGCGGGCAAACTTTGGCAAAAATAATTCCAAAATAGTTGCAAAATCTAAATAAACCAGTTATAATCAACAACAAGGAGAATTACATGAAAGATCATTTATTAGATTTAGTAGAACACACACATGACTTAGGTTGTATTGACCTAGTTAAACTCACGGGCACAGATAAAGAAACAGACATTTTTGGTATTGCCGAAGATCGATCAGTTATTGTTGAAGGCAAGTTTGCTGGACCAGTACCAGAATTTGTTGGGTTGTTTGGCATGCCAAATTTGGCCAAATTAAAAATCTTATTGAACTTAGGCGAGTACAAGGAAGAAGCCGATCTAACAATTACCAAAAAGGCCGATGGATCACCCGACGGTATCAACTTTGAAAACAAAACTGGCGACTTCAAAAACAACTATCGATTCATGGCCGCAGAGATTGTGACCGAAAAAGCCAAGACTGCTAAAATGCGTCCTGTCACATGGCATGTTGAATTTGAACCCACAATTGCAAGCATTCAACGACTTAAGATGCAGGCACAGGCCAATGCCGAAGAGCCAACATTTCAAGTCAAAACTGATGGTAATGATTTGAAGTTTGTGTTTGGTGATCACTCCACACACTCAGGTAATTTTGTATTCCAATCCGGCATTTCTGGCCAGCTCAAACGTGCTTGGGCGTATCCAATCTTGCATGTTATCAGCATTTTAAATTTAACCGGTAACAAGACCATGCGCTTCAGTGACGATGGTGTTGCTGAAATCACTGTGGATTCTGGATTGGCTGTGTACAGTTACAAGATTCCAGCACAAAGTAAGTGAACTGTTTTTTCTATAGAAAACAAAATTTAGTATTTGTCAGCTTGTTGAAATGTGCAAGCACCTACTATGGTAAAGTGTTTGTTGATAACGGCTGGCTAGCTATAGACTATAACGCTATCAACTGGACTGTTGATCATGTGTTTGGATTTATTATGAATCCCAATGAACGATATCTCAAAGGATTAGCTGAAGATGTTGTTGATTTGAATACTTGTTGGACTGTAGAAAATTTACCAATATTCAATGATAGTATAGTGTTTACCTATCACTCGTTGCCGATTAACAGTTATTTGAATCAACACATGCAAGAAATTGATTGGATTCCCTTTGATAGGTCTGTTACATCTGAGGAACTTGTGTTAAAATTATTAGCAAAATACAATCTAGATTTACAATTTGATCATACAACTTATAAACATCAATCTGCTACAGAAAAAATTAACATTTATAATTTACTTAAATCACGTATCAATCTAAATAACCATGTAGTATATAATGGTTTACAAGCAGACAACGATCTTTATAGACAAGTATGCAACAATATTAACTTAAATGGAAAAACCTGGGAAGAAATTTCTTGGCTCAAACATCAATGACGCAAGATAACTTAACCGCAAAACAAAACGACTACGCTGTATTCCTTCCAGCCATTAGTGGTTTCTATGCAACCTTTGTAGGTAAACAACGAGATCCAGTTAATGGTCCGTACGTGGATCCTGCTCGCTTGCCTCCGGGCATTCAAGACATGGAAATGATGAACTGGCTCAATGATCAGAAAGGCCTGTTTCCATACAAGTGGTCATTGTACTCAGGTGGTCATGCTAACTTAGATTTAAACAAGCAAGACTGGTCCGAAGATATGGTTCGCAATCGAGATCCTAAAACACTTATGTTAGGCGACTCGGGTGGATTCCAGATTGCCAAAGGCTTGTGGGAAGGTGACTGGAAAGCCAACAGTGGTTGTCCCAAGGCACAAAAGAAACGTGAAGCTATTCTCAAATGGTTGGACGAGATTGCTGACTATGGTATGATTCTTGATATCCCAACTTGGGTTATCCATGATAAGAAAGCCAGTGCTGCTTGCCAGATCACTACACTACAAGAAGCAGTAGACGCTACCAAGTACAACAACGATTACTTTATGAAACATCGCAAAGGTGTTAAGAATGGTGGTGCCAAGTTCTTGAATGTTCTACAAGGTGCCAATCACGCCGACGCAGATCGTTGGTATGAAATTATGAAACACTACTGTGATCCTAATGTTTATCCTGATACACACTTTGATGGGTGGTCTATGGGTGGTCAGAACATGTGTGATGTACACTTGGTTCTTAAACGCTTGGTAGCTTTACGTCATGACAATTTGTTGCAAGAAGGTGTACATGATTGGATGCACTTCCTGGGCACAAGTAAACTAGAGTGGGCAGTACTACTTACAGACATCCAACGTGCTGTTCGTAAGTATGTTAACCCAGCATTCACTATCTCATTTGACTGTGCAAGTCCATTCTTAGCCACAGCAAACGGACAGGTGTATCATCACATTGACTTGCCGCACAACGAAAAGTGGTGCTATCGTATGAGTTCTATTGTAGACAACAAGAAGTATGCACAAGATACACGTCCGTATGGTCCAACAGTGGTTCAAGAAGGCTATGTTGATCACTTTGACGAAAGCCCAATTAGCAAACAGTTGCGTATGAAAGATATTTGTATCTATGCGCCCGGTGACCTAAATAAGATTGGTAAAGAAGGCAAAACATCTTGGGATTCATTTAGCTATGCACTATTGATGGGTCACAATGTTTGGATGCACATCGAAGCAGTACAACGTGCCAATCGTGAATACGATGCAGGATCATGGCCTGCTATGATGTGGAACGAAAATGGTGATCATGCTCGTTTTAAAGACATTGTAGATGCTATTTTTGCTACACCAGATCGAGCCGAAGCCGAAGCCATCATCGAACATTATGATCGTTATTGGATGGACATTGTTGGTACACGTGGATTCAAAGGCAAGAAAGCCAAAAATGCACACAGCCAATTTAATGCCTTGTTTGAAGTCGACGAAAGCGATGGTGTTGATGGCGACGAAGTAGAATTTGACGAATCTAAACTTGATGAATTGGAGGCCTAATGATCGAAAAATTACAACATCGATTAAAGCATTTAGAAGACGACCATGCCGAACTAAACAAGCGCATTGATGGTATGGAGTCAACAGGGGTGTTTGAAGATGTAACTTTAGAGATTTTGAAGAAGCAACGGTTGCATTTGAAAGACGAAATCAGTAAAATAAAACTTCAAATTGCATATGAAGCTGGACAACAGGAAAACGATTGATGAATCGAGATGGACACAATGATGTAAGTTTCTTTATAGGAACCGAAGTAGAACATACTCTTGCATTTGGATTACGCACATTATTTGTTGTGGGCGTTCAGGATCCACAGATTATTTTACAAGAATTTGCCAACAACGATTGCGAACACATCTACTTTGGTGCCAATCAAAGTTTTCCTCCATTGGACGTTAATGATGGTGATGGGTGGCGTGATTGGGAATGGATGATTCGTACTTGTTTAGAACACATTCCTAATTATTGCACACTCGATTTAGATGTAGCACAAGCAGAAGGATTATTGGAATCTAGCTTAGTAGAATTTCATAATTTTATTCCAATGATTTCCGTTAAACTTCCTTACATACGACAATTTGGATACAATGCTACTATTAAACTTGATGACAAAGATTTTGCGGCAACAAACCCGGGCGTCTGGTGCCATTCATTGCATGACTTACAAAAGCGTGAGGTGTTCACTGACTGGTCTAAATATACCAAGGACGAAGTAATAAAATGAAAAACTGGCTAAGACAGCAACTACTTGGATTTTTAATAGGTACGGAAGATAGCAGATCCATTGGAATAGGTCGCGGAAATATCAGCATTTCGTTAGGTGACGAACTGTGCGATGACGGCCCAGGTGGCATTGATCTTCCGGACCCTATTACATTCAAGGTGCAAGCAGTGTCGGGTGGAACTGTAGTTGAATCTCGGTGGTATGACTATAAAAAAGATGAGCAACGTATTAAACTGCATATTATTACGCAAGAAGAAAACTTAGCAGAATCTATTGGTAAAATTGTAACTATGGAGTTATTACAACGATGATACAAGAACAAAGACAACAAGCATTGGCAGAACAAGCCGTACGCATCAAAGAAAACGCAGAACGTAAGATTTGGATTACGTTCCGTAAAGAAGGGATTCATCGCTACCCAGCGGCAGCAACAGATCCTAACTTAGCAACAGGAGACGAATATGACGTATCGTTTTTGGCTAGTCCTCATAGGCACATTTTTCATTTCCGGGTGTGGATCGATGTCTTCCACAATGACAGAGATATCGAATTCATCCAGTTCAAACGCTGGCTCGAAAATCTCTATACCAGTCACAGAAGTGATACGAATTCCATTTTAGAATTAGATTTTAAAAGTTGCGAGATGATCGCAGATGATTTATATATTCAAATAGCAGGTCGCTATCCTGAACGTGCTGTATGGATTGAGGTAGCCGAAGATGGCGAGAATGGCTGCCTCATTAAGTATGAACTCACTCGCCCTAACCTAAGTATTAAATATTAAAGGAAATAAAATGGGAAAGCCACAACATCGTGCAAATCCTAGAGCCATACAAACACAAGAAGAGCTCAGTAAGTTTTTAGAGTTTTGTCGAGAGTATGGTTACAGATTTAACGAAGGCGACTTGTATAACTTTAAAAGTTATGCATGGCAACAGTACAACAAGTTTGTGCAAGGCAAAAATGCCAAGAATATGTGGGTAGAAGACGCTCGCAGATTAGGCCGATTCATATGAGAAAATTGTTCTACATGGGCTTGGAATCATATGAAGCCCGGTACACATTACAACTAACAGAATGGAATCGGCGTGTGTTTGAACGCAGAAGACTAGATGTGGTGTATGTGCCGGGCACTACCATTGACAACACACAAACGATCAGCGTGGGTCAGGTGTTAGATGCTCATGGTCGTAGTTTCTTTAGTATGAGCCAGATGATGAACCTGGTACAAATGATGCGCAACGGAGAAGTCACCAGTGAAGATATTATCTACTTTGAAGACATGTTTCAGCCCGGTATCGAGAGCCTGCCTTATATTCTTGATCAAGTCGATCCTACTCAGCGTCCCCGTATTTTTGTACGTTGTCTTGCTCAGGCCATTGATCCAGATGATTTTGTTCATGTATGGGGCATGGCGGAGTGGATGTCAACGTATGAAAAGATGGTTAACCAATTTGTAACAGGCGTGTTAGCTACCAACGAAGAGATGGTGGCTCATATGCGTATTGCCGGTTGGTCTGCGCCAATCTATAATATTTCTGGTCTGGCATTTGGCAAAGCGGAAGTCTTAGAGCGTATAGGTGGCTTGCAAAATATCAAGCCGTTTGACCAACGCAAGATGCGTGTGGGCTTTGCCGCCAGATTTGACCAGGAAAAACAACCTGACTTTTACATGGACTTGATTGAAATGTATCATGCACAAGGTCGTCATCGAGACATTGAGTTTGCTATTTTCCAAGGTGGTCCGCTGCGTAGTAACAATCTCCGGTACCTTGAACGTGCTAGAGAATTAGAAGCACAAGGTAAACTTACAATCTACGAGAACTTGAAGAAAAATGATTATTACAATTTGGTCAACGATAGTCGTGTGCTTTTTAATTGTGCTTTACAAGATTGGGTATCTAACACAGTATCCGAAGCCGATACTCTTGGTTGTAATGTTTTATATCCTGCTTATCGCAGTTTCCCAGAAACCTTTGCAGATGACCCAAACAGGCTGTATGTTCCATGGTCAATTGACGATGCATATCACAAGTTAGAATTACTGTTAACAGAGCCACATCACAACATGGGCTTGATTTCGGACTGGACCGATGGCACTGTAGATCGTATTGTGGATATCTTAGAAGGCAAGGGTGAATCTTGGAATCGTGCCGGTAACCGCTATAGAGATCATGTGAGTCAGGCCAAGTATCATGTAAGGAAGATCGAAGAATGAAAGTAGTTGTCACAGGTGCTGCCGGATACATTGGAGGCCAAACTTTACTGCAATTAACCGATGCCGGGCATGATGTACTGGCTATAGATCGGGTGCCGCCGCCCGGTCACTTGATGACTGTACCATGTTCGTGGCACACTGGTGATTTTGTCAGTCCACTTGGGCTTGATGCCATCAAACTGTTTTGTCCTGACGCTATTGTACATTGTGCAGGTACCAGTTTAGTTGGCCCCAGTATGATAACTCCTGAAGACTACTACAATAACAATTTTGTCAAAACCAAAACATTATTAGATTTTTTGGTTGATAATCATTACAAAAAAGTTAGATTTGTGTTTAGTAGCAGTGCAGCCACCTATGGCAATCCCATAATGACTCCGTGTCAAGAAGTGGATCCTGTGGAACCTATCAGCCCGTACGGTGAAAGTAAACTGATGATCGAGTGGATGCTAAAAAGTTATCATCGGGCTTACGGATTAGACTATGTGGCATTCAGATACTTTAATGCTTGCGGAGCAGATAGTCAAGTCAGACATGGCCAGGCACCCGGAGCTACACACATTATTGCTCGTGTTTTAGAGGCTTTGAGAGATCAATCAGGTCAGTTTGTGCTGAACGGTACAGATTTTGAAACTGAAGATGGTACCTGCATACGTGATTATATTCACGTGGAAGATCTGGCTGCCGCACATGTCCTGGCCATAGACCGGTCTATTCCAGCAGACGTGTACAATCTTGGAACCAATCAGGGCTACAGTAATCTACAAATTATACACAGTGCTATTGACATAACCAAGCAGAATCTGGAATACAATACAGGTCCACAACGACCAGGTGATCCTGCCCAGTTAACCGCGGATGCCAGCAAGTTTATGAACACCAGTATCTGGCGTCCGCAGCACAGTTTAGAAGATATTGTTCGTCATGCCTGGGCCTGGTATACCAGATGAGTTTTCAAGCCTTATTTGACTTTGAGTCAGCTTTGGCTGAATATACCGGTGCACCTTATGTGGTCTTGACCGATGGTTGCACTCATGCAATTGAACTGTGCATGCGATATGATGGCGTCAAAAAAACTAGATTCTCAGCATACACTTATC